CTGAGATTAGAAATAATCTCACGGCTCCTGGGGGTGACCTAAGCGATCACCCTTGCTACCGTTTGCGATTCTTTACCTTTTTGAGGTATTGAATCTCATTCCTTTGACTTTACAAGGTCATAGGGGTTTCGATCATAATGAGGAGTAATCCTCTAAATGATCAGCTACTTAATCAGATCCCCGTGAGGGCTGCAATTGCGGTTGCAACCTTCTAAGGGTTCTGGTTAAGGGTTTGGAGGCGACCAGTTATCTGGCGTCCCGGATTTTTCCGGTACCGCGCAAATATTTTTAATAAAATTACATCAATGAATCAACAAGTAAAAAAGAACTTTAATGTTTCTTTCTACTCGCTAATCAAAGACACGAATTTTAATACTAATATGATAAGCCTCAACAACTCTTTCGAGTTGTTGGCCCTCTTTAAAACTTTTGGCTTTAGAATTCTAAATGCCATAGGTATAAAAAGAAAGGGAGGTTATGCCACTAGACTAAATTTCATGCTCAAATTCTTTCGCTATTTGCTCTTTTTAAAGAAGCAACATGGCTCGGAATTTGTAGTGCAATTTCTTAAGACTGGCCAATTAGCCATCCAAAGAAAATTAGCTGGTAACCCAGTTTCTTCATTAAGGGAGTTAAATCCCTTGCTGAATTTACCGAGACTAGTTAATGGACTTCCCTCAATAATACCGGCAGCAGATCGCTACCTTATTAGAAAGGGCCAAATAAGTATTATTCGGTATTGATTAACTCTTTTCTCCATTTATAGAATTATTTCTATTCCTGGTGAATTGAATTTCTCTACCATTATTACTCCATTTGGTGGATGTGATAAATCATTAGCATCTTTCACTGAACTTTTAAATGGGGTTTCTAAACAATGAGTTTCTCTTGTTGTTAAGATTCCTTCTTTTAAAGAAAGTGAGGTGTTTATGATTAATCAAGCTTCTCCGACTTCATCACGAAGCTGACACGGTTTCTTTTATGATCTTCATATCATGCCAAAACATACGTATTGTGCATTGATTGAATTTCTTAAAGTTACTCAACAGAATCGCCTACTCACTTATATCGAAGGATTTAAGGAGTTAGGACCGGTTCTGGAAGCATTTGGAAAGTTTTTGGCTAACTTAAAGCCATTTGCTATCCGTTGCTTTAAAGAGCGGGGTGAATACCCCTGCGGTCAGTTGTCAACGAAGTTGGAAGCTGCTGGGAAAATCCGTGTATTTGCTATGGTTGACTACTGGTCTCAGATCTCATTAAAGGGATTACACGATTATATCTTTGATATACTTCGTGCTCTTCCTAATGATGGGACCTTTGATCAGGGTGCATCCATCCGAAGAGCGGCTGAGAAAGTTAAACTTTCTGGTTGTTCTTTTGGTTACGATCTATCTGCTGCAACAGATCGTCTACCATTAGAACTACAGATTGGTGTACTTTCCAGCTTCTTTTCGTGACAGATGGCATACGCATGAGCAGATTTGCTCGTGTATAAGCGAGACTATCTCGAAAGTCATAACCGTGCCTCTCCAGGCATGGGAACTGATTTTACAGAGTGTGAATCGTTTAAGTATGCTGTTGGTCAACCGATGGGTGCGCTTAGTTCCTGAGGAATGTTAGCATTGACTCATCATCTGATAGTTCAGATTGCTTCTAAACTCGCAGACCCTTTGAAAAAGGTCTGTTGGTTTGAAGGCTATGAATTACTTGGTGATGACATAGTTATCTTCGATAAGAAGGTAGCTATGCAATATTTGGAATTAATGAGACTCTTCGGAGTTCCTATTAATCTCTCAAAATCGGTCATTGCAAATAATGCTACTGTGGAGTTTGCTAAAGTAACTACTCATAATGGTGTGGATTGCTCCGCACTATCTTGAAAGTTATTTTTATCTACTTCACGGTCGCTTATGGGTCGAGTGTCAATAACCTATTTCCTTCTTAAGAAGGGTATCGGTCTTGATCACTTTCGTACCTACATTCAAGGGTTACTAAGACAATCCAAGTACACGGAAGGGAGCTATTCTCCAGGTTTCGTTGCGTTAATGACAATCCTTTCTAATCAGGGTGTATTTACACTCTCTTGATTGATTGGGTATCTGAATAACGTAAAGAACCCTCTACAGAGTTGGTATTCCTCAATTTTACTGAGTCTTGATGTTGGGCGGTGTTTCGCTGCCCTTAATCAGTACTTTGTAATGGGGGTTAGAGAGTTTACTCTTAACCCTATGAGGGACAAACTCCGTAAGGAGAAGGAGGTATGAATCGTCATGCTGCTTCTAAAGAAGTTAGCAATGATGAAACATAAACTCCATCCTGATAGCTTCCTACCTCTACGCTGTGCTGAAGAGACTCTTAAAGAGATTCTACCTAACTATCACTTAATTCCAGGGGAACCTGGTTCTTGAGTGACTGCTGGTTTAAAGAAGGATCTTTTTGATTTCTTCACAGCCTGTATGGTAAATCGTACGGTCCAGCAAAAGCTTAACGAGTGGCATGATATTGATATCCGCCGTCTCGATAGCTTAGAGGAATATATCCATGCTATAATGTTGTACCAGTCAATAGTGGCTCATTTCTCTGCCCACCTTGGCCCTAAAAAGGCTAAGGTGTTCAAGGAAGAATCACCATTGAAAGTGCTAACTTACATTTCTGACCTTAGCAAATCTGTTCCAGATTTTGTTAAGCGTAAGAGTGTAAATTCATGATTTAGTTAATGGACATAGTTTGTCACATTTGTACTAAAACAAAGAATTGATTAGCTGTAGTGGCTTTTATAGTTGGAAAGGGAGCCCATCTAGATGATGACTTCCTGAAAATTATATAAGAAACTGTCTAAACACATAGTGCTGTTAACAGAATCTTCAAAAGCTCTGTGGGGTTAGGGTTCTCTCTTTCAGAGTAGGTAAACTTGGTTGTGAGATACGCATGCAAATGCGGTGGTCTCCCTTGTTTAATGCTTTGAAATGAGCTCTCCCAACGACAACAGGGTCTATAAGAGGATGGGCTGGCTATGTGGCAATGAAAATTGCGGACAAAGCGAAATCCAAAAGGATCCGGAAGAACCGAAAGGGGAGGCCGGGAAGTCCTTG